GCTTCAAACGAGAAGAAATTTCGTCCAAAGTACCCTGAGAAAGCTTAGGATACCAATCAATAAGCAGCTGCTTCTGCTCATTATCCAACTTAAAGCCTTCGCCTTGAGTCTTCTTATTCTCGTTGTCGAGACGCATTCCGCGAAGCTCTTCGCCAAGCTTAGCAATAGAAAGAGCGTCGGCAATAGCATTAAAACCAGAGGCGGAAGCAGTAGAACCGGAAGGAGTAGAAGCACCAGAAGCACCGGCGCCACCATACATAAGAGCAGGATTTAAACCAGCTCTCTGCATATCGAGAACAGCACGCTGATAGGCAGTACTACTCATTCGTTCCTGAAATTCACGATTCTTTTCAGCTTCCTGAGCATTAAACTCATTCTGAGACTGTTGCTGAAGAAAACCAAGAAAACCACCAAAAGCAGGAGCAGCAGCGTTAACGACTTTATCAAAAGAAGACATAACAGTAAAGATTAGTAGTTAAAATTTGTGCCACTTTTCCTATAATAGTCCAAGGGGTCCGGAAAAGCTAGCGGCCTACTCGGAGGCCGACGGTTCTGCAGCGGCAGAACTGGAAGCCGCAGGCTTCGCCTGGGTCTTCCTTTCGGCACTTTCAATAGATTTGCGGGCAGCATCTCTCATCTCCATCGCATCAAAGATGTCCGAAGGGACACCACCGATCTGTGAAGGAGAAAGAGGAGTACCGGCAGGAGCATCAAAGCTCTGTTCGGAGGCAGGGACAGAAACGGGAAGCTTGCCAGAAGCAAGAGCGTCGTTAAGGTCAACAAAGCCAAACTGATCAACCTCACAAGAGGTCTGGGGATCATCGATAATATTAAGAATTTCACACATAACACAAAGTATTAAGGGCCGGCCGAAACCGGCCCAGGTTAAACGAAAGACTAGAGATAAGAGCCAGAGCGCTTAATGGTCTCGGTATGACCCTGAGAACCGTGTTCCGCAGGCATAACCAAAGACGGCTGAGAATAACGGCTAAGAGGCTGAACAACCTTATAGTCAAAAGCAACATCCATCCAACAACCATAACTGGAAATATCACCAGAAACCGCAGCAACCTGGTCGAGGAAATTCGTAGGAATCTGAATAAAGGAACTGTTCAGAGAAGCACCAGCCAAACCAACAGAACGCTGAAGAGCAAAAGACTCAAGGGAGCCACCATCACGAAGCAAGCCGTGAATTTCATCAAATTTGGTTTTATATTCAGCAAAGCGGTCAGTATAACCGAAAACATCATCCGGATTAGCAGAGTAAATAACAGCGCCGTCGAGTTCACTCTTATAAATAGGCTGAGGGCCAACATTTTCCAAAATCTGGTTAGCAATATCACCACGCCAGCCATCAGTAGTAAAGTGACGAAGATAACGATTCATACCAGTGGAATAAGTCGGACGAGGAACAAGAGAGGCGATAACCATAAGGAGACCAGGCTCGCGAACATAGAAATTACTGCAAAGAGTATCTTCACCAGCACCAACGGCATCACCATACTGAGCACCGACAGTCTTAAACGGATTCTGAGTGGAAACATCACCAGAAGAAGCAGAAACACCAGTCTGGGAAACACCTTTGGAATATACATCAAACACCATGCGACCAAGATACTGAGAGCGACCTTCGATCTGCTCAGAGAGCTCGACACCATAGTTAGCCTTCAGAAAATCGGAATAACGAGTACCGGCGAGCGCGTTACGTTCTGCGAACTGAGTCAGACTATTGATACTACGAAGGGCACCGATCGTGAAGGCACCAGTAGCAGTAGAACCAGAAACAGTAGAATCAACGACAAGAGTCGGCATAGTACCAACAGTCGGAGAAGGGGAAGCACTAGTAAAATAATCGTGACCAAAATTACGCTGACGAAGATCAGTGATCTTAACACCATCATTCAAATCGCAACCACTATTATTATAAATAGGAGAACCAGCACCAGTATACAAATAATTGATACCGTAGGCACCACCACCAACAGACTGAGAGCTAGCATTACCATAATACTGAGTAGCAAAAGGAAGATTACGAACACGATTACCGTAATCAGTAACAGAAAGATCGTTAGTAGGAGGAACGAAAACGGGAACCTGGACTAACGGATTCCTAAAGTAGTCATCAAAAATACGGTGATATGCCAAGAATGGCATCAAATTCAACTTAAAGGTCGTAGAATTCGTGAAAGAAGCACCAACAGGAAGCTTAAAGCCAAGATAATCCGCAAGAGTACCAGACGCGACAGCATTACCAATAATAGTACCGGCGCCGGCATTAAAATTCAAGTAAGGCATAACAGCGATTTTACCAGTACTGGTAATTTTCTGGTGAGCATAAGCATGAGCAAAACCACCATAAAGAACACGATACGGGACAAAAAAAGCCTCAAGATGCATCTTAACACGCATGAAAGTATCGGACGCAAGCGGAGGAAGCTTCGCAAGCGCAGCAGCACGAAGATCAATAGTAGTATCCGGTACAAGCTCGTCAACAAGAACCGGAGTAAGTGTACCAACCTTCAGAGAAAGCAAATTCTGAAAAGACTTATTAAAAGCCGAACGATTCAGAACCGCAACGGGAGTGTTAATAAATTCAGACTGAGTAGCCATAATTAAACAGTATTAAAGGATTTAGAACGAAGATTTCTTATACTTATCTCTGAGAGCAAGTCGTACGTCATTAGAACGCGACAATTTTGCACTATCAGACATGGAATGGAATTGTACCACAACCGAACCAGGCACGTCAAGAACCGCGAAAGAGGAACCAGGAGCGGACGGGTTGTAGGGAACACCAGCAAATTGCAAGAGTGACTCCGTATATAAGAGGTCAGCGCGAAACGACGCAAGATCGGCAAGGCCTTGCGATAACTCAGACGCGCACGGATACGACACAGAAACGGCCTCAAAGTGATACGGTTTGTGAACGAAGCCAGAGCCTTCGCAATACGAACGGAAAGAAGACGGAGTAAAACGGTCAAGGACTTTCCTTTGAGAAACTTTGGATTTAACATTTTTGAAAATTTTGTTACGAAGATAAGACGGAACCGCAAGCTCGACAGCTTTACCAGGGGCAAGCGGAAGCAATATTTTATTTCGACGTTCAACAAGTTCAAAAACCTGCTCAGCGTCTACGCAACTAAGATCGGAAGGATCATATTTACCGACAACATCAAAACCAAGCAACCAAGAGCGCAACTGCTCGAAGTCTTTACCAGCTCCAAAACCAATAGAAGAACAACGACGAGGACGAACAGCAAGACCAGCGACCATTGTAGGCTCCTGCACATCTTCAGTCTTCTTAAAGTAAGCACCGAGATACTTACCAGCAGAGGCAAAACCATTAGAACCACGAGAAGTACAACGTTCTATCCTATCGTAAACGACACCAGAACCAGCGTAACGACGAGGCTTAGAAAAACCAGTATACTGAACACACCAACGCGAAAGAATCCAAACTAAGTCAGACTCTTCGATATTAGTAAAAATGGCGTGATAATGGGGACGATGACCTCGAGGGCCGTACTCCTGAATAAGGGTATACGAAAGGTTATCGGGAAGCTTATGACCGAATTTACGCTCATATGCAACACGAGCAGCCTTCAGCCAAAGCTGGGGATCCTGGCGATCAACAGAAGTAGTAACAGTAGCGATAACAATAGCCGGAACACCATCTTTATTATTAAACCAACGGCGAGAAAGTTCCATAACAGCACCAGGCTTAACAACGTTAGGAGTTTTCCCGTCGTGACCGTTCCAACGATAGCGGCGGGAATACTCCGCTAATACAGCAGCCTCGCGAGCAGCAAGGGAAGACCGGGTAGGTTTCCAATCATCCAAGGAAGAAGCGATTTTATCAAACTCGGAGAAAGTCTTAAGAGGAGAACGAGCGAGGCGCACAGGCTTAGAACGCCGCAGAAGCTTACCATCTTTACGATAATCGAAAGTATCCAGGGGATCGGCCAGAGCGGCAGAGTCGTGCAACCGGAGGTCTTCGTAAACAGAAAAGGTAAGGGACAGAGGCAACGCAGCGTCCTTATAGGTAAGAGTAACAAACCAAGACGAACCAGTAGAAGCTTCCAACTGGCGATGCACAAGAATCATCAAATCGGACTGGGCGCGACGGATGCACTCAGGGCATTTGCCACAAGGCACATCCGACTCACGCCAAGAACCGTCAAAGGTCTGGTATTTAATGTGATACGGCTTAAGACACATAATATCTTAACTGCTGATAAGCATTACACCAAGGAGCTTTAAAACAAGGACGAGAACCGAGGAAAATCCAACGATAAAGAGTCCGAGGGAACAAATGACAGACAAGCCAAGAAAGACGCGAATACATTAGAAAGTAACATTTAAATTTTCACGATCATAAAGCCAAACAGATGCCGGTTTGTCAGGGTCAAGATCAGCATGAATAAAAGACTTAGCAATACCAATACGAACAAAACCAAGCTCAAGAAGAAGACACAAAAGACGCAAACGTACAAAATGATTAGGAGTGGCAAGATCAACGGCATAACCACGACAGTGAGAAGAACTACCAGAACGACCTTTAGACAAATCCCAGTCAACAGAACGAAAAGCACAATTAACACGGAAAGGAATACCAAAAGATGCACAAGCATCACGAAGAACGGCAAGCCGATCACGAAGAACCGGAGCAAGCTGGTCAACGGTACAGGCAGGAACACAACCAGAGAGGTCACTATCCTGTAATGTCTTCATCACCGGTTCCATAAGTCTGAGGAAATTCTTTGAGAGTATCCACAGCACCGTCAAGGTAGTCAGCAATAGAACGAACCTTATCAAACCATTCAGGTGCATCAACAGAACCATTCTGAACACCATCATCAACGATATCCAGAACAGTAATGAGAAGGCGAGAACCGCGGGAGATCACACGGATAGCAATCCGCAGGACCGAAAAAACAATTAAAAATAAAGAACGTGACATAAAGCTAGTATTTTGAACCAGCTTGCAGTCACGTTGAGATTACATAACGCTATATAAATTGTGTAACACCGTAGGCGGTACACAATTGCCATTATGTAACCTAAACGGCCTGCAAACTGATTCTGTCAAACAACTACCGCAAAGATAGAAAAAGATTTTTAATAAACAAACTATTTTCGACGTAAAAAACCAAAAAGTTTAGGACGCTTAGAATTAACGTGCTTATAAAAACCGCGAAGAGGCTTAGTATTAATGCCTAAAGCATCATCTACAAGATCGTCAACTTTATCAAGAAAACCTTCAGACTTAGTACCAGAGTAACCGAGAACATTATCAACAGGTTCAAGAGCAGAATTAACAGCATCGATAACAGTATCAACAACGCCGTGAGGGTCGGAAGAATCGCCGCCGAGAGCTTCAATAATAGCAGAAGCAATCGTAAGAGCTTCAGAGGAACCGAGACGATGACCAACAGAACGCTCATACTGAGAAATAGCGGCCTCAGCATAACTATGAGCAGCAGAAGCAAGATCGTTCTTTTCACGCGCATCATTAAGACGCGGGAGCCATTCCTTATTAAGCTCGGCAAGCTCCTTATTAACAATCTCAACATCCTTCTGAGCATTCTTCAAATCAACGTCAGCGGCATTAAGCTTCAAACGAGAAGAAATTTCGTCCAAAGTACCCTGAGAAAGCTTAGGATACCAATCAATAAGCAGCTGCTTCTGCTCATTATCCAACTTAAAGCCTTCGCCTTGAGTCTTCTTATTCTCGTTGTC